ACCTGACCTGTGGGCGGCGCAATCACTCTCACAAGTCTTCGACCGCGCAGGCTTAGACTACCCCCGTACCCCCAAGATAAATGCTCCAAGTTTTACAGCCACCTGGCTAGAAAACCACGAGCACAAACTACCACTAGCCATAGCCAAGGCTAGAAAACTCAATAAAGCTCGCACTACCTTTATAGATAAAATGATACTAGACCACTTAGTAGATGGTAGAATACACGGAGAACTCCACCCCTTACGTTCCGACAACGGGGGAACGGTAACGGGGCGATTTAGTTGCTCTAATCCTAATTTACAACAAGTCCCCGCCCGAGACCCTCTTATTGGTCCTCTTATCCGGAGCCTATTCATACCGGAGGAAGGCACTCATTGGGGGTGCTTTGACTACTCACAGCAAGAGCCCCGACTCACGGTACACTATTCCGTTCTCACCCAACAAGAAGGCGCAGAAGAGGCGGCTGCTGACTACCATGATACTGATGCAGACTTTCATCAAATAGTGGCCGATATGGCCAATATAAGTCGTAAGGAAGCTAAAACAATTAACCTAGGACTCAGCTATGGCATGGGTAAGGACAAGCTCATCAAACAACTAGGAATTAGCGTAGAGGAAGCCGACCGCCTATTTGACCAATATCATCAAAGAGTGCCATTTATTCGTGGTCTAAGAGACTCTGCGTCTAGGCTGGGAGCTAATCGGGGGTACGTTAAAACTTTACTGGGGCGTAAGTGCAGATTTAACCTATATGAACCCCTAGACCGCAGAGCCACCCCCTACCCCCTTGAAAAAGCGACAGAGGAATACGGCAGTAAATTAAAAAGAGCTTATACCTATAAAGCCATGAACAGGCTTATACAAGGCTCTGCAGCAGACATGACTAAAAAAGCCATGTTAAATTTGTACGAAGAAGGAATTTTAGCGCACACTCAAGTACATGATGAATTAAATATCTCCGTAAAAAACAAAGAGGAGTGTGAAAAGGTAGTGCAAATAATGAAGGACTGTGTTAAGTTAGAGGTGCCTAATAAAGTAGATGCCGAAGTGGGTAAAAACTGGGGTGAAGTAACGCACTACGAGGAGTACTTTAATGGGCGCGACTGATCTTAAAACCACATACTTCAACATCTACATGACCTACACCAATAGCCACGTAACCCTTGAAGATATAGGGTTAAAGTATAATGTTTCTAAACAACGGATTTGGCAAATCATACGGTACTGTAAACTAGGTAACGGTGACTACTACAAAGGACTAAACTTGCAGAACCAGGTTTTTAATGATTTAAAAAAAGAAAACCAAAATGCAACTTCTCATGAACTTAATGGATTATTAAGAGAGTGGCTCAAGCTGAACAACATAAGGCTGATAAAAAGAAATGGTAGACTCAAGAAATAAAGGTGCTGCCTTTGAACGACACATAGCTAGGCTGCTTAATGAATTCTTTAAAAACAATAACATAGAATTCAAATGTAAAAGAAACCTAGAACAATATCAAGAAAAAGAACTCGGTGACTTAAACATACCCAACCACGTTATAGAGTGTAAACGCTATGCCTCGGGCAATTGGTATAAGGACAGTTGGTGGCAACAAGTAGTGGCTTCTGCCGAGGGGAAAATCCCCGTTTTGGTGTGGAAGTATAATCACCAACCAATTAGGGTTTGTATCCCCCGGCACGTTCTTACCCGAGAACCCCTCAATAATAACAAAACCGTAGCCCTACCGTTTGAAGATTGGCTAGAGGTTCTTGCTAATAATCTTTAAGAGTATGCTATATTCATTAGTTAGCCCCTATAATATATAAGGGCTACTAATTTTAAGAAAGGAGAAAATTGTGTCCGCTTTAGTAGAAACAATGGCCTACGCTGGGGAAACCCCCTGGCATGGTCTAGGGGTAAGGGTTGAAGACACCCTGACCCCGCAGGAAATGCTCGTTGCTGCCGACCTTGATTGGACGGTTAGCAAAAGGCATCTATTCACCCACGCCAAGCCCAACGTAGAGGACTCTGATGAATTATTGGGGGTAGAAGGGTACTCTGTGCTAGTGCGTGATAGCGATAACAAGACCTTTGGTCCATGTGGACCGAGGTTTATCCCCAGCCAAAATGTGGAAGCGTTTAATTTCTTTAAAAAGTTTACAGACGCTGGCCACATGAAAATGGAGACCGCGGGGTCACTAAAGGGCGGCGAGCACGTGTGGGGGTTGGCTAACGTCAATAAGGACTTTACGCTCCCCGGCGATGACCGAATATTGGGTTACCTACTGGTGAGTATTTCTCATAAGTGGGGTAAGTCAAACGAGATACGGTTTACGCCTATTCGGGTTGTGTGTAATAACACACTTATGATGGCGCTGGGTCAAACCAGTAACGGGGTGTTTAAAATGCCGCACGTTAGGTCATTGGACCATCAGGTGTTTGTGGCCGCGGAAGAAGCCCTTGGCCTAGCAAGCGAGCGCATGGATGAGTTTAAGGAGAGCGCAGAGTTTTTGACCTCCAAAAAATTCAGTCGTAACTCGGTCGTTACTTACATAGCCGATGTGTTTCAACCGGAGTTATTAGAAGCTCAGGAGGAAATTGAAAACGCCTCCGACATACGGGCTATCGCCACTCGCCAATCTATGTTGGATGAGTTTAAGCGTATACCTGCTCTGGTACACCAAGCCGTAGAAGAGCAACCCGGCGCGAATCTTAAATCGTCCAAGGGCACGTGGTGGGGCGCGATGAATGCCGTTACCTTTGTGGTAGACCACAAATGGGGACGCGACCGCGACGCCGCTCTACATAACGCGTGGTTCGGGGGTCGGGCTTCGCTTAAGCAAAAAGCAATGAATAAAGCCATTGAATATGCCAAAGCTGCCTGATATACTAGAGTCCACCGCTACTGTGGCATTAGCCGAAATGATAGCGCAGGAGTCAAGCGAAATGACGAGCAAGTGTGGATTCCCCCCACACTTGCTCGCTGGCGCTTTGGTTTTTGCCGCAGTAAGGGTGGCGCTTAGCACTTTAGAAGAAAAAGAAGAACAAAAACTTAGCGCAGAAACACTTCAAAGTTTATTTTCAAACGCAGTAGAAAATGCCTATTTTCTTTACACACAAACCCAAGAGTCTGATAAAAATCTACACTGATCCTTTACTTAGGAAAAATTCTTAACTATTTTAAGTAGTTACGGGCGTACGGTATTTCTAGAAGGAAAACACAGTGCAGGACATGACCGTTGAATGGGAAGCAATAACTTTTATACTAGACGACGATAACATCCCGGACTATACAAGACCAGTACGCACCCTTAGTAAAGAAATAGGAAGACTAAGGGGGGGTTCTCCCACGTTACACGATCCCGCGCACTTTGCCGCTCCGGCTTGGTTAACGGTGGAACGGGCAGAGGATATATACAAACTACATGTCAAAAACAATAAACCCATAGAATTTAAAAACAAAAAAGAAGCCGCTAAAACACTCTGGGACACGCTATTACCCAAGGCGCAACTTCCTCAGAAAATGGACTACAACTACCCTTACCGCATGGCGCTTGACACTGTGGCGGAAGCAATGACCTCCACACTAAAAAGTAATGAATTTATAACCGCAGAAGATCTTGTAAAAGCCACTCGCACCCCACTCCCTAAAGAACAGAAAAAGTCAACCCTGTCCTCAGACACTAAAATAAGAAAAACTGCAAAATCCCCCAAATCCGAGAAAAACACACTGCGGGTCTCCCACTACCGAGGTAGCACAATCAAGGCTATTTTGACCCGTCACCCAGATTTGAAAAAAGCCGATATTAAATATGATCTTAAACATGGATACGCAAAAATTGTACCCTAGTGCACCCCGGTGCACCGTTTTCTACCCCCCTATATAGGGGGTAGGGTTAAAGCCTTAAAAGAATTTATTGGAGCGTAAATGCAAAGCCCCTTCCCCCCTGATCCCCCGCCGTACTTAGTAAAAAACTTTTTGCTTACCATAAAGGCGGAATGGATGTTGGACAAAACTACCCTTGAACTCACACGCGACGCCATGGGGAGCTTGTTGAAATTCACTAAAGACCAAGGTCAAAGTGACGTAAAAAATGTGTTACAAGACTACGTGCGAGACCACGGATACGATGTTTATTCGGTGCCGTTGTTTACGCCCCAGTTTTGTGAAACCATGGTAGATGAAATACAAAACATGCAAAACCACTTTGGCTTTTCCCCCAACGTGGACGAAGACCCCCTGCGGCAAATACCCGAAATAGTTCTACATGAAAAATGCCCCGAACTCTTCAACTCAATGCTGGGGGTGGTGTATAATGTGATGAATCCTGTTTTTATGTCCATTTGGCAACGGCACTGTAGTGGAGCCAGTACGATACAAATCGCCAATTACAACATAAAAGATAAAGAACAGGGCGCATGGCACCATGACCAAACTTCCGATATTTCTATGGTAGTCCCCCTCAACACCGGGGCTTATGAGGGGGGTGGTACGGAGTTTCATCGTCGTACTACGGTAGAACCCCTACCGAGTGGGCACGCGTTGTTTTTCCCCAGCTTTACGCACATGCACCGTGGCCTACCGATTGAAGACAAAGGAGACCGATACTTATTAGTGTTTTGGCTAAAGGGAGGAGGAAATGAGTCTTGATTTAAAATCTACTTACGATATGTTTTTCAAGGGTAATGAACCCATATATGTCAAAAGATCAGAAAAAAAGGAAGCGGAAATATTCATTAATGAATATGTACAGCGTGTTCTAGATGATGTACGAACTATCATAAGAAACAACGCTCCGGAAGATTCTGTAATAAAACTTGTTAAAGAAATAAACATCCTCGAAGACGAAATTATTAAGCTAAACAAAAAACACCTGCACCTGAAACCTCCTTTACCCCCCCTTTGAAGTAAAGTAGAGTATATATAATGTTTGAAACTTCAGTGCCTATCCCCAGTGTTATGCCTCGTAACAATAGGTATAATTTTCACAAAATGGATGTGGGGGTTAGCTTCACCATTGACTTTGAACCTTTAGACGTTCAGCGGCTACGAGTGGCAGCGTGTAACTACGGGCGCAGAAATGGTAAAAAATTCACCACCCGTAAGGTAGAAGAAAACGGTGATTGGAAATTGCGAGTATGGAGAGAGTTTTGAAGAAGAAACTTACCCCTAAGCAAGAAAAATTTGCTCAAAACGTAGCCAAGGGCATGAGCAAAAAAGATGCTGCAAAACAAGCAGGCTACAGCCAAAAAAACGCAACCCGTGCTGGTACCATACTCAGCAGTGACGCCAACCCCTCAGTAAAAAACCGTATCACCGATCTCCAAACCAAAGCTGCCGACAAAGCCGTGCTAACACTAGGCACTCATCTAGGTGATCTAAAGGAAATCCGCAACGGCGCTATGCGCAATGGGGCGTGGTCCGCAGCCGTTACTGCCGAAGTGGCACGTGGCAAAGCCGCAGGCCTGTACGTCAACCGTAGCGAGTTGACCGTTAACCGAGTTGACACTATGTCAAAAGAAGAAGTTCTCGCACGCATGAAAGAACTCTACTACCAAACCGACGGTATTCTCCCCACAGGAAACCTCATCATTGACGGAGACTACGAAATTACAAAATCCTCTTAGGATCCCGCCCATTGTAGCTTTACTTTCATTTACTTGCGGCCTTAAAATAAAATTAGCTAAGTAATAAGGTGTTCTAAAGGCTTAATACAGAGAACGGTAAGGTAGTCAAAAGATACTGGCTAAGTGGGTGATGGGTACTAGAGCCTTCTTTATCCCACTACGTTAGTTATGGGCTCCGTGACTAGGGTTTAGAAGGCAACCATCGGGTTAACCCCACCTCTAGAACAGTAGCGCCTAGACTACCACCTTCCTTTTTACAAAGGGGGTAAGAGTGGAAAAATTTTTATACAACAACCTGACTACTTATGAAAATAACTTCAGGCAGTGGTTTGTGCTCAACTGTGAAGAAAGAGACTCTTTTGGTCTAAAACCCTACTCCCCAAAAGAAGCTCGTCAAGTCTTTGACGATATTCACTCAAACAAAATTTCCCACTCCTTTAAGATAAATAAAAACGGTGTCTTAGAGGATGTTCTAGTGGTAGAGCAATAAGAGGGGGGTGGCTTAGTTTTAACCTAATGTACGATTAACTCGCAAGAATCTGCTAAGGGAAAGCCCCCCTCCTCTTTTAAGAACGGTGCTAAGGAATGAAATTAATCAAGGGTAAAGTAAACTAAATAAGTAAGGGGTATATTCAATTGCCGAATCATTGTTACAATCAAATAACCATTCAATCCACCAAAGAGGACATAGAAAAAATTGTCGAACACCTCAGGGGCAAAGACTCCATGTTTGACTTTAATAGCCTAGTCCCCATGCCTGAGGAAATACAAGACACCCACCTACTACACAAAGGCGGAGAGCGGTACCACTATTCTCAAAAGAAGTGGCTAAGCACTTTGTCCAAAGAACAAAAAGCCGACAACCCTGACTGTCAATTTCCTTCCCTAACCTGGGTGGAGGAAAACCTTATTGACCCGTTTACAATACACCGCCTGACCCAACAACACGGCACGGCGTATTGGTACGACTGGTCCATTCAACATTGGGGCACTAAGTGGAACGCCTACGATGTGGAATATTGCATCAGTCCGGTTAAAACGCTATCACTTCTTCATACTAAAATCACGGAACCTTGTAAGGTAGTCTACACTTTGCTGACGGCTTGGTCTGAGCCGCGGCCTATTCTTAAAGCCTTAAGGGACTATTTGCAGCCCCCCGACTTTAGTGAACACTTAGAGTTTGAGTGGCGCTTCAGGGACGAAATGGAAGACTACAATGGTGTGTTTACCAAAACCGATGAGGTATAGTGTGCCTTTGTGAAGGTCTTTGCTAAGAAAGTATTTGTGGGTAACAACCCCAATCTTACTACTTGGGATCAGCCAAGGGTCAGGGTCTTTGATGGTAAAACCGTTCACGGTAGACCGACAAAGGGCTACGGAGTTTCCACCTTTAACTACGCAGGAAAACTCTACAACCCCGAGCCTTGGACCCTGTCGATGAAGCAAATTAAAAACAAGGCGGAAAGATGGGCTTCTGAAGTGACGAAAAGACCAATAGAATTCACTTTTTGTCTATGTGGTTTATACGAGACAGGAGCTGTTGGGGTTCCTCATCATTCGGATACAGTTCCTACATTAGATGACGTGGTTTTAGGTGTTTCGTTTGGGGGGACAAGAATTCTTGAATGGAACGAGTACCCCACCACTATAAAAACAGACACCAACACAAGTGAGGTACATAAAAATCTCTTAGAGAAAGAAAACCAGGAAACAACCCACTTTTTGTTAGAAGAAGGGGACGTGTACATATTCGACGGACACTCTCAAATGACAGCCACCCACTCCATTCCTCCTTTAATTGGGTGTAGTAGTAGAATTAGCTTAACCTTCAGGAGCGGTCTGTAAAAAGGATCTCATATTTATGATCTCAGAAGAAGACGCGTGGCGATGTGAGCGGTGTAAAACACCATTTGACTCCTGGAAAGAAGAAGTTCGTTCCGAGGGCGAAGTGGTCTGCCCCACCTGTGCCGCCAACGAAGTAAATGATTGATTAGTTTAAACAATATTAGGATTATCTATTTACTTCTACTTTACTTTTAGTAAACTAAGTGCATAAAGGTTAGCGTAGTGCTGACCTAATAACGGAGAAACGAGATGGCAAAATCTACTGCTTCGAGAAAAAAAGTTGCCAAGCAACCCTTGGCAAAGATCGTGCAACTAACCCCTAAGGTTAGATCCGGGGGCTTAGACCCCAGCGCCGTGTTAGTCAACAATCCTAGTAAAGTGGCTCGGTCGACTGAAAACGCCCAGCGCCACCTAGACTGGAACGGCAAAACGGTACGTCAAGTGCTGGAAAGTCGCCAAGGCGACTCTCGCGACATCAACTACGATCTTAGCAAGGGCTTCATGACCCTTAAGGCGTAGTCATTGGCTGTGGCGGTAAGCCCGGTGATGCCGTGGGTGGGTCACTGGGCTTTTCTTTACCCTCGGTGCTAGTGATGGGGGGCGTTCCCCCCTATTATATTTATACGGTAGTAAAGGGCAAAGAGGAACATAAGTGTTAGTTCGAGAACAAATGTTAGGAACAAAAAAAGAAAAACGCGACCACACACCGGGCGAATATACCCACCTTATTCAACAGTGTAGGGACGCGGCGAAACGGGCGTATAACCCAGAATTTAAAGAGCTGTGGGAAGGACTAGCCACAGACTTAGAACGTGTAAGACTGACCTTCTACCCCATTGGGGCACAGGTATTAAAGGGGAAAAAGAAATGAAAAGCCACAGTTCTAGCGGCGGTGTTCAAGGGAGGAGACAAAGAGCTCTTGACCGCCTTATCAAGTTTGACAAAAGTGTCTTCGGTGGGTTGAAAAAGCCCAATAAAACCGATAAACAACAACACAACCGAAGACAACAAGAAATACAAACCCTACAACAACGCCTAGGACACGTAAGGAGGTCCCCCAATGACCAATAAAGAATTGGCAGAAAAGCTACGATACGCAATGCTACACGCCCCTGAAATAGCAGATCAAAACGCCGCATTTTACGTTAACTCCGAATACTACCCAATCAGGGGGCTGATAATAGGGGACGAAGCTCATGAAGGAGCTGATGTTATCGAACCGGGTGGGGTGGTATTACTCACCGTAGAAGGTGACGGCGAAAGTAATATCAGATACAAAATCAAAGAGATATACGGTTTACCTAAAACGACACAAGACTAAACCCCTAAAGAAAGGAGAAACGAATGAGTACTCGCAGTAATATCTGCTACGTGCGTAGCGACTACGCCTTGCAGGTGGCGTATTGTCACTTTGACGGTAACGTCAAGAACCAAGGGCCAATACTGTTAAAACACTACAATTCAAGCGAACTCGCAGCAGAATTGGTGCTTAATGGGTATATGAGCAGCCTACTCCCCACGATTGAAAAAATCAATAACCAAAGAAAACACAGAGACAAGCCCGAGCTCTATAAGTCCTTGGGTGAGTACCTTACTAAAGTGCCTAGCGACATTGAGTATATCTATGTGTGGGGGCATGGGATTGGGTTGGCGAATGTTCCGGAGTGGAGAGTCTTTATTCCCCAGAGTGGGATTAATGCCCCGTTGGACCAGTTGGTAAAAGATCAAGGTTAAGCTAACACCTGTGCTAGTGAAGGACGGGCTTCGCCCCTAGTATTAGCGTACGGTAAATAAGTAAGGAACGATCAATGAAACTAACCCCCGCCATCATTACAGTGCAAATTGGCGCAGTGTGCTTGATTTTCTTTCTACTGGCGCTTGGTATACTAGGGCGTGGCGACTTTGAGGACGCCCGTCGTGCGGAGCAGCAGTACTGTCAAAATGTTGAAACCGGTGTGTGGCCACACTATAATACGGCTATAGAGTGTAAGCAAATCCCCTAGAGCCAAGTCTAGGATACTTACCGCGTATGAAACTTGGCACTGGGGGGGTTGTACCGCCATAAGGTACAATCCCCCCTTTTTTATTACCCACCTTGCTAGTGATGGACCGCGTTCCCCTTTACTATACTTATACGGTAAGTAATAAGGAATCATCACTCATGAAAAAACAATTCTCTGTAGAAACTAATGTACCCGTGCCCCTCGACGGCGACCACCTTGCCCTTAATCAACCAAAGTACCAACGCTACCCCGTGGAGCATTTGAGGGTTGGGGATAGCTTTTTTGCCCCCAACGAAACCCCCCACTCCTGTACAGGCTACTACTACAAAGCTAGAAAACTGGGTCTTAAAAACGATCAAGGTAAGCCCCACAGCTACACTCGCTCCTATAGGGAGGAAGACGGGGTTCACGGTACCAGGGTGTGGAGGGTTGAATAACAATGAATACGTGTGAATTATGCGGTAAGTACGAAGACGAACGAGCAATGCCCACGCAGTGCGGGTATAGTCTTTGTAGGGGGTGCGCGGGGGCGTACACCGACAAAGAACTAATGTCACGACAAAAAGTGGGAAAGCTAGTGGCGAGCCCCTCTGACAGAGAAGAGAGCTTTAAAGAGCAGTGGCGTGAGATATTTAAAGACCTGTACAGTAGGGGGCTTCCTTATAAATAACCGCCCACCTGTCGTAGTGATGGGGGGCGGTCTACCTTAGTATTAAGGTACGGTAAATAATAAGGAAATCAGTATTATGTCGGAAGAACTAAAAGTAGGAATGGTCCTGGGCAGGGATCTGGCGTGGGAACGTAAGTACCTAGTTACTCACATTACTAAAGTCGCAGGCAACAATAGTAAGTATGACAATTTCGTAGTGTGCTTACGGTACTTAGGCCAATACTATGCCGATGGACGTAGTAAGCCTAGTGTTAAGCTGCCAGAACGCGAATTGCTGACCTGGGACTACTGTGGAAACAACATACTTACCCCTACCGATGTACGGGGCTATCGTCTAGACCGTAAGTGGGACGGTAGTCGGCTAAAAAACTAATCTCCCAAGGTAAGTAGGAGTGTGACGATATGTCAAGGAATAAAGAACTAACGGTTACTGGAGAACACGTAGAGGTCTATCGATTAATGTCTTTGCGGCAAGCTCTACTTTTAGAAACAAAAGGCTTGCAGATTTCTCGGGGCAGCACAGCATACTCCCGTATCAAATCCGAGCTTGGATTCAAGGGCAACAAGAAAAAAGTCTTGGATCAATTCACTCGTCACCTGTCGAACGAGTACGGGGTAAACTTTTCCACCAGTAACTAACCGCCCACCTGTCGTAGTGATGGGGGGCGTTCACCCCTATTATTACCTTACGGTTAATAGGTAAGTAGGAGGAAGTATGAAGAATGAAAAGCCAAATTGGCACTTATCCGAGGAACAACTAACTACGTTGTCCGGTCCGAACCTTAAATTCAACATCTACCCTAATGTGTTTCTTAATAACGATGTCACCGAGGAAGCTACTAAAATAGCTATTCGGTTAAAACTTTTTGGTGACTTTGGCGACGATAATAGTCGCTTAACTGGGACCAGGGTGGAGGGGTTTTTAGCCAGTATGAATGAACACATCTCCAGGAATAGTACTGGTGCTAATTACTGGGACGGTACTCATGAGGCGGAAGAGACTAAGAAGAAATACCCTGAAGAGTTTATGGTGGCCTGTGTTAAAGCTCTCGAAATACTAAAGTGGATCTGGGACGACAGTGATCAGGTTAGGTTTAAGACTAAAGTGGTGGAAATGGTTCATGAGTGGACCGAGGAAGAACACTGTGAGGTTTTTGGAGGAGTGGACGCAGATCATATTTGGGACCAACAGGATGACTTAAGAATTGAGATCAATGAGTCTTATAAATATCACTTCAAGAACTAAACTAACCGCCCACCTGTCGTAGTGATGGGGGGCGTTCACCCCTACTATTAGCTTACGGTAAGTAACTAATAGGGAATGTGTAATGATTTGGTTCAAAAGTCAGTTAAATATCCATCATGGCGAAAAGTACGCTCTAGACCAAAGCGTTGGTCTAACTAAAGCGGTTAAGTCCATCCTCAAAACCGACACAGTGCAGATTACGGGTTTTCAAGAGATCGGTGAAAATATTGAAGAGGACTATATTGTAGACGAGGAGCTCTGGGAGGCGTTTGCAAACTGGGAAACCACCCTGGAGCAAACGGCTACAAAGCTCAAAACACTAATGGTAGACAACGGTTATGAACTAACTGTCTTTCTACTCAAAAACGGGCAAAAAATAATTAAGATTAGTAACTACACTGGTCCCGTGTGGTATGTGCGTGCGGCCTAACCGCCCACCTGTCGTAGTGATGGGCCGCGGTCTACCTTATTATTAAGGTACGGTAAATAATAAGGAGTGCTCAATGAGTGAGTCTAAATTAGAAGTAGCTTTTAATGAAGAATACACTGGGGATCGCGAATCACCAGAGTGGAAACCACAGCTAGAACTCCCCTATCCCCAAGAACTACACGACAGCGGATGTGGGTACATGCTACAGTTCTACACCAACGGCGTAAGCACCTATCACGAAACTCTCGGCGAATATAACAACGCGGGACCATGGTTGGCGCGGGGGAAACTCTACACCGACTTTCAGCTGTACGAAATTGCGGTGGACTGGTTTAAGTGCACTCTGGAAATGCAGGCTGAGGCTTACGAATCATCCCCGTAATTAACCGCCCACCTGTCGTAGTGATGGGGGGCGTTCCCCCTTATTATTAGCTTACGGTAAGTAAGTAATAAGGAATGATCAATGGCATTTATGGAAGCAAAACACCAACCCAAGCAAAGCAAAGCGGCGTTTGAACGCTATCTGTCCGAACGTATAGGCGACCAAACACTGCAAAGAGATAAAATCGCAGACGTTGACCACGAAACAGGTCACTATACGGTGCTTTGGTGTTACTACAATAACGTGGGGCACATTGGTACGTGGGTCAATCGGGCTTGTTGGGTCTTTGAAGACGAAGAGCTTTGGGAGAATGAACAATGAGTGAGTCTAAATTTCATATTGACACAGGCACAAGATTCTTAGTTGAAGTGGACTCTGAAGGGTTAGAATGGGTTCATACCGACTGTGCAATCAGGGGTAGTAAAAGGCTGCAACAAGCGTATACCACCTGTGCCCAGGCCAAGTGGGGACACGAGGTAAAAGCCCCCTCGGAATTGGGTAAGTAAAAGCTATCTCTATTAGTAGTCTCACGAAAAATACGTTTGTGTTTTCGTAAAATATCTCTTCGCAGCTAATAAGCTAATAGGTGTAGTGCTGTACCCGTTGTGGTTGATCCCTTTGAGGTGGGTATTGGCTAACCTATTAGCGACCTATTAGCTAGAATTGGGTAATATGGTACTTGGACTGTGGACCGTGGTACGGGGTTGGTACGTGGCAGTAGCCAAGATAAAACGTGCGAAACACTTTAGCTACGCTATTTATAGATCCTGTAGACTCCTATATAGAACCTACTTTTTCTCGGTTCACGGGCGGCGGGTAAAAAACTATTCTCACTGGCACCACGATCATGATCTGAGCACCCTGGACCGTGCACCAGCCAATACGAACCAATAGCCACGGTGTATTGTATCATGGTCCGTGTGCCATGGACTGTGATCTTCTGTAAACGCTTGCTCATGTCTTTGGTCTTTGAGTATTCGGGACTGTGGACCTTGGACCATGATCATGATCGCACCATCGTGGATCGTGTGATCGCATTGTGATCACACTGTGATCTTCTGTAAACTGATTCTCATGTGATTGTGATCTTCTGTAAACTGATTCTCATGATACTGATCATGATCATGATCGCAAGAGCACCACGCAGCACCTACCATGATCAGAAGAAGAAGAAGAAGAAGAGACACAGAAGAAGAGACACAGAAGAAGACGAAGAAGACAGGCGTAAAAAAGCCGGGGGTATTACTACCCCCGGCCTACGCGCCTTTACGCGTTTTCTAAGGTAACGTAGCCTTTAGCTACGTCATATTTAATATCAGTAGCGGCTACTACGCGGCTAGCTATAGCTTCCGTAACCGTTTTACCGTTTAGTAGCTGGTGGCGTTCCGCGTTATGGTCCGCGCGCGCTACTTTACCCGTAGCGGTATAAATTAGGCTACCGTTTAGGCCGCCTAAATTAACCGCTTTAACCGCTTTAGGCGCGGTTTTAGCGTTACTTACTTTTGACATTTTTACTTACCTAGCCGTTTAGTATAATAGTAGTTAGTAATTAGTACGGCCTTAACTAGTTACTAGTAGCTACCATAATTTAAGTAAAGTTAAAAGTAAAGGTTTATTTAGTTATAAGTATATAACTAATAGTAATAAGCGCGTTACTTAGTTTAGTTATAAGTATATAGCTAATAGTTATAAGTAAGCGCGTTACTTAGTTTAGTTATAAGTATATAACTAATAGTTATATAAACCAATACGCGCACCGACACCGACACGACACCGACACGACACCGACACGACACCGACAC